AACTAAAGATGCTGGAGCTTGTAAAGCTTGTTGCCTTCCTTGAGTCATTCTTTGTTGTGCTTCAGCAGCTTGTTGCTGAAAACCTTGTGCTTGAGCTACGTCTAAAGCTTGTATTCTACCTAGTCTAGCTTGTTCACCTTCTGCAATATCTTTTTCTAAGTTTTGAATATCTTTTCTTTTTTGCATCTCCAAAGCTTGTCTTTGTTTTGCAGCCTGCTGTGATAACCTACTTCCTTGAGCTGCAGCCAATCTTGGGTCTTCACCCGCAGTGACATCTAATACAGTAGATAAGTCTTGGCTTATTTGTTCACTAGCAGTATCATACAAACTAGTATCAATAGCTCTCATTCTTTGAGTGTTTACGTCTGCGCTTTGATATGCTTTGTCTATATATTTTTGAGCTTGATCTGTAGCGGTTTTTAAATCACTTTTAGCTTTAGACGCTTGGTCTAGGCTAAAAAGAGCACTTGCCCCTTTAGTGATTCCGCTTATAATTAACATTGTAGCTGGATCCATATGCAAATATACTAAATTACGGGAAACTTTTCATTGATTCTGAACCAACGGAGAATAATTCTACTTTAGAAGTTGAAGTATTAGTTAGTTCATACTCACAGTAATGTCCCATTACACCGTGAGATTCTGCTACTGTATTCTTAACATATAGTATAAAGTCTCCATTACTAGGTGCGCTTGCACCTGTAATAGTTGTGTCTATAGTAATAACTTGACCACTAACACCCGTTACTACGCCACCTAAAGTAGGTGTTGAGCCATAATAAAGCATATCTCCTATACTAATAATACTACCTATATTTACTGAACCAGCAAAAGTCAGTGTAGTTGCAGCGGGAGCAGTGGCATCAACAGTAGCTACATCTGCTATTCCATTAGCATATCTCATTAACAAATTAATATCTGTTTCTAGAAACCTGATAAAAGCAAAATAATTCCCTTCTTTCTTTTCAAAATAAGTATCTGCAATACTACCTACTTGAGGTAAGTCAGTTGCTAAAGTAGCTGACCAAGGAGCATCGGATTCTAAAATAAGTGTTTTAAATAGTTTGTTCTCCAATGGACCTTTATTAAATACACTTTTAATAGTGGTGTTGTATTGAACCCCATAAAAGTTGTTTCTTAAAGCATTGGTATTATGCCTATACAGTTGACCATTGTTAAATGTATATAAATAGTTGTTCATACCTTGAGTGTACTCTGGTATAAATGAATAAAAGGAAGGCCATCCTTTTACTGCTGGGCTATATGATAAGGTTACTTCTGCCATAATTTAACTTGAACATTCACTTACTTGAACAATTCTTCCATTATCTTGTCTTAACCAATAAGTATCAACTACTGTTGGGTTTGGATTAACATATAAATAATAACCATCAGCTGCAGGTACTGTCATTGCAGCATCGTTGTAAACGACTGTCGCTTCCGAAGGAACTGCCGCATCTAAGAAGTAAGGTCCTAAAGTTCCACTACCTCCACAAACTATACTTTCTGTTGATCCAAAAGATAAATTAACTTGAGTTGAACTTCTGTAGTCGTATATTAAATACAAATTAGATACTGGTGTTCCTCCTGTGTTACTGTAATTAAAAGAGCCTTCAAACACACCACTTGAAGTATTAGATATAGTTAAATTAGTACTAGCAGCTAACAAAGAAATAATATCCGATTGAGTATTTGCGTAAGTAGTATTACTTAATAAGTGTAATAATCTGTTTCCGTTATTAGTATTAAAATCAAATGAATCAGAACCTGTTTTAGCTGACCTAACTGTAACAACCGCCTCAGAAGTTGGTGTTGTTCCAATAGCTACTTGAGAAGCATATACTTGATATTGAGCCACTCTTTGTGTCCCAACACCCGTACCTGTTGCTACATTTGTAAAAGTCACAGGTTGGTTTATAAGTGGGCTAGACACGGAAGGCGTTAAATTACTAGAAGCCCATTCATATTGATTGTGTATGGTTGGAGCTAATCCTGTAAACTCACTATTCAAACATATTTGATATACGTTAATAACAGCTGCATCTGGACATTGAGTAGTGATTGAATAATCTGCAGATACCCCTACTACCGCTACTGTTACAACAGCAGTTTCAATAGAAGGGATGTTTTTGTTAAACTGAAAAGTTCCGCTTCCTGTAACACTACCTGAACTAGTAGTAGCACCATTATATGTAACTGATATATTTATGTTTCCACTAGTTACGTTGTAATCAATATCCGTAGTTCCCATAGAAGCCCCTAACTTAACGGTGTAAGTAAAGCTTTCTGTTTGGTTATTAAACTCTAGTTCTGACCCGCAGTTTACAGTCTGAGGTTCTACTGGTAATGTCCTATTATTACTACTTAGCACATACTCATTCATATAAGGATCATATCCTCCTATTTTTTGAGTATTAAAATCATCTATAAATAAATCCCTAAAGTATGACCTCATACCAGCTTGAGATATAACCTCTAGTGATTCATTAGAATAAGAGCTACCACTTAACTTAATTACTGCACCACGCTTGGCATCCGTAAAATACTTATCATAACCAAACTCTGCATAACTTTCTGGATTATGGCTAATACCATATTCTTCTAAACGAGATACTTGATTTCCTAATATAGTAGGTGTTGATGTCACGTTAGACAAACCATCTGCTGAAGTAAGTACGTTTTTATTTACCAACACATAAGATATCTTATCTTCTTGCAATACTAATAAATCATTCTGTCTTGCTTTAAGTAATTCTATATTACCAAAGTCTTCGTCTAAATCTTTAAAGTTAAGTATACCTAAATTAAATTCGTTAGTTCTATTTAGTTTAGTTTCATCATTATATATACCACTATAAGTAATAGAAGCGTTTCTTCGTTTCTGTCTAAACTCACCCTCAGATAAAGTAAATACTCTTTCACCAATGTTAAGAGCATCTTCTTTGAATGAGTCTTGAATCCTACAACTTTCCATACCATTACCCCAAGAGTAACAGTTAAAAAAGTTAGTAAGCACAATTGCATCTGCATTAACTGACCCTCCTTCAACAGGAGTTGCGGATCCAAAAGCAACGTCTAACACTATGGTATTAGCGTCTGGTTTTTCTAATACAGTATGAGTGCCATTATACTGAGGGTTAGTTGGAGATAAATTAGTTTGTTGTACGTTTACTATGTCACCTACAGAAAATGGTGCATCATCTCCAGTTCCACCTGTACTAGTGAGTGCTAAATTCCCACCATAAAATTGTGAGGCAGGCAATCCTTGAGAACTTCTATAAGCATTGTTTTGAGCATTGTCATAAAAAGCCCAAGTGTTTTGGTTTTGCAGGTTACCATCGTGTAAGTCACCGTTTATGTCAAACACTTGACTTCCTTCATAATAAAACTCATCTGCAGTATCTTCACCATCTGTTTCTAACACCACTAAACCGTCAGGTTGATTAGTTATAGATACTTTTATTTTTAATCTGGACACCCCAACATCATTAGCATATCGAACTAAGGCTGGAAACCTATCAATAGCACCTATTGTATTAGTTCCTGCAGTATAAAATGAAACAATATGAAAAGCATCTGCTTCTGCAAGAGGTTCATCAGTAAGAGGAAATCTAGTTCCGTCAGTAACTAAAACTGAATTATCTAATTTAAACTTATACTCAAGACCATTATTACCAGCATAATCAGTTTCTGAAACAGCAAAAAATCCATTATCATTAACAAATTGCTCCTGGACCATTTCTTGTAGGTTAGCTTGAAGAGTGGCGTGAGTTCCGTAAATTCTATTAGCTGTTCTAGTAGCTGTTAATTTACTGTATTTTAGTTTTAACTCATCATCTTTAAGAGAAGTTATCCTAAAAGCCTCCCCTGAATTTCTTTCACAAGTTATTTTTAATGTAACTGAAGTTCCTTCTCCTATTGTTTGTGTAGGAAATAAAGGTTTTTGATTGGTAGGCGGGTCTGAATATTCTACTAAACTTAATTCTCCTTCTATTCCGTTTAATGGTACTGATGTTTGATTAGTGCTTACATTTACCTCTTTTGTTATGTTTGGATTATTTAGTTCATAACTCCCTCCAGGAGCAAACTTTGCATAAACACCAGGGCCTGGGTATGAAGGTGCAGCTGTATCTAAATTTGGAGTAGTGCTTTTAGCTAAACAAGTAGCTTCTGTATAGTTTGGCATTGGACCCTCAATATCTTTTTTTACTACATAAGTTTCGCCTTCAGCAACTTTTTGTGCAGTCTCCCCTTCTAGTAAACACCAAAACTCTTCTGAATTGTCTAAGTCTGGTTCTGCCCTCAACAAGAACAAGGTGTCGTAATTTAATTTAGATGGCTTAATAGCAAACTTATAATACTTAGCCCAAGATGGTGCTTTTTGACTAGTAGGTATATTTACCTGTACTTTGTTAAAGTCAATGGAATTAGAAGCAGGAATATTAATACTACTATCTAAACTAACTAAAGCAGTACTTGACCTAGCATATTCATCCATATAAATCATAGCTAAGTCATAATCTCTATTACTGTGTAAGCTTTCTAAAGATTTACCAGTTTCAACATTAAATGAAGCACTTAAAAATTCCAACCCTTCAAAAGACTTAGTGCTACCTACTTTATATACCATCATTAGTGATTGTATATTTATTATTGTAGGATTAGCAATGTCAAAAGATTCTAAAAAACCAGTTTGACCAGTTGGGTAAGTAGCGGGAGGTGTTATTGTAGAATCAGCTGCTGCTGCATTTGGAACAGCTGAATTAATAGCTGTAACATTAGCCCCTCCTACACTATTAGTCGCTGGAGTTTGTATAACAGAATTATTTAAAATATCGGTTGCTGTTACCCCATCAACAGCATTAGCAAAGGGTTGATATTTAGAAGTTGCTGTAGCTAATCCAGTTCCAATTAACCTTTCAAAATCAGGGCCACCTACAAAAGAAGCCACATCTGAGTATGAATTATTTAATTGTACAGATGCAGATATATTAAATGTTGCTCCACCAGTTGCTCTAGATAGGTTTAAAACAGCAGTGTTTTGGTTATAAAAATTTCCACCTGAAGCAAAACTTTTTAATGAAGCACTAAAACTTACAATAGACCCTTGAGTAAATTGTGTTAGCCCAAAATCAAAAACAGCTTTTGAGTTTTCCACACTTATCGTACTTGGCGTAGAACTACCATTTAAGACTTGGTAATCTGAAGAAACAAACTGACCAGGAATAACAGTAGAATTTTCAGCAGGATTTACCAAGCTCGTAACATAATTTAACTTAACATCGTTTCCGTCAGCAGACTTCATATCGTATCCATCTACATAGTTCCCTAGCATTAATCTATTTCCAGAACTAGTTAAAGCTTTTGCTTTTAATGGAACATTGTCATACAGTCTTAAACTTTCATTAGCAGATAACACTCTAAATACTTCTTTGTTTCTAAAAAATATAGATTGTGTTGAATTGTCAGCCCATCCTAAGTCAGACTTACTATACTTGTCTATTACTTTAATAACAGTGCTTGAACTTTCTTTGTAACAAACTTCTATTTCTTTGACTAAATTAGAACCCGTATTAAAAAACACAGTTGCTGCATTGAATTCATTAACCATTGATTCGTTCTTGACTGAGTTAAAGTCAACCTGAACAGGTCCAGTAGTAATTGGTGTAAAAGCAGGAGGGCTAAATGGAGATAGCGCAGAGTACTCTCCATCTTCATACTTAAACCTATAAGCAAAAGAAATAAACTTATCTGTAAAAAAACTTTGATCGTCACCATCAGCACTAGACAAAGTAAAACTAGGTGGGCTAATGGGTGGCTTAACTATAAGATTAATTTCTTCTTCTGTTATTTGGTCTACTCCACCAACAGGAAAATCATAAGACCTATCTACATTTATTTTTCTAGGTGGATTTAAATTATCTGTAAATATTAAAAACCTATCTATTAACTCAACCCCTGTTATTAAATTACTTGGGTTAAAGTTTAATACACTAGTAGATATAATGTGGTATATAGTAACAGATTTTTTTACATTGAAAGAAATAATTAAGTCAACTACTGAAGGATCAGTCACAAACCAATAAATAGTTTCATCACTTTCATCTGCATAAGAACCAATACAAACAGCGTTAGAGCTTAATGCCACTCCTTGATTAGTGATATTGGTTAGCTTTGTATTACCCTTAGTGTTTTCTACACTTCCTATTTCAGAATCTTCTGTTGAGCCTAGTCTAGCGTTTAGTGCGTCTACATACTCTCCAGGAGGTAGTATCCTTTCGTCACTAGACTTATTCATTATGCCTTTGAAGAAAAAACTATTTAATTGCATATTACTTTATAATCTTATCTTGACCTCTTAAATTCATAAGTAGTCTTCCTGGGTGAATGTTACTCATTCTTATTTTGGCATTTCTTAATAGTGCTGATTTGCTTTTTCTGTATCTATTTATAATGTACTCTGGTTCATTTAGTTTTGTATTTAATATAGAGTAAGTTATATAAGAATACAAAAACTCTTCAAACATTTTATTGACAGTTACCAATGAATCATCTCCATTTTCCATACCGTCAGAAACATATTCTAATACAACTGACTTATTACCAGCTCCAGAACTAAAATTAATTACCCCACCTTTTTTATCTATTTTAAAAGTAGGTAAAGCATTTGCTGTTTCTGTATTTAATCCGTAAGCACCACCAATAGAGAAGTCAAAATACCAACACCCTTCTAAACAAAAACCATAGTATCCGTAATAAGGGCTAGTCTCATTTAAGTATTGGCTTCTAGTAAGGCCGGCTATTCTGTCTTGTGTAATCTTAGAGTTTTCAGGACTTAGCACATTACCATTTGAATCAAACAATAAGTTGTTGTTGTTGTCTTGCAAGTAAGCAGAAGCATAATTAGTTTGAACATTTTCACTTAAAGGAAACAAAGTTCCGTTGTGATATATAGATATTCTAACCCAGTTAACAAAATCAGAAGGTAATATGTATCTTAAGTTGTCACCAACGTTTAGTTGAAGTATTTTAATTTCTTTAAACGCATCATAATTAAGTTCTTGTATTGCTCTTTTAGCGTGAAACAAAACTTGATATCTATCTATATTATTAATAAGCTGGTTGTTACCAACATACATTAACATATAGTTGTTTACAATATCTTGCAAAGAAACATACTGATAAGAACCCCAGTTGGCATTTGAAGGAGTATTGCCTCCATTTTCATAATATTGATATTGTGATATATATGCCATTAGCTATTTTCTTGTATGGTTTCTAGGTTTTCTTGTGTGGTTGCCGCTTGAACAACTTCAGCCTCTCTAATTGATAGTCCAGCATACTTTAAGATGTTAACAACCAAATCTGTTTCATCAGATAAAGGTAGTTCAAAGTCTTGAAAATCTGATTGAGATTGATCAAACAATGGTTGACCTCCTGTTAAAGTTTGGTAAGTCCACTTAGGGTCTTTTGGATATCTAACATATTGAGTTTGTAAGTCAGCCACTCCAGATATAGTAGTTGGGTAAGCAGTAATATTATTAGCCTCTAATACATATGCAGGATATTGTGTAGTAGGAGCTGTTAAGTTAGAGTTAATTAAATAAAATATTTTATCTTGACTTACTCTTTCTACCTCTGAAATATTTTTATTGTTATAAATTGCATAGTTTTCTGCAGTGACCATTATGTCACTACTT